ATCTGTTGTAAAGCACGGGAAGGCAGATGTTCGCATATATTGTCCGGATAAATACAAGGTTAAAAAAGTATTTAATAAGATATTAGAGAGACATTTCCATTACAGAATAATATTCAAAGACAGCGGATTCCTCAGTCCCGTAATGACTGTAAATATTAAATGCTAGATTCGCCAGCCTTCGCCAGTCTTCGCCAGCGATTATGTCAATATAATGTTGTAATTATAATATTTGCTGAGTATATTTGCATATTCGTCTGCTATAAACTTTTCAATATTATCATCATCACTTATATATTTTATATTCTGATTCGCGGCGTTCGTGGCGACAATAGCTGTTGTATTGTAATTATGGAATATTGATATAATAATGCTAAGCTGTTTATAGTTTTCTATAAACTTTTCCATAATTTTATCCCTGATATCAGCATCTTTTATTATGATTTTCATTATATTTATTATAACGTTGTCATAGGCCTGTAATAATACTTTGTCATACGCACTATATAGCAAAAATATATGCTTGTTATTTATAGCATTATACAATTGCATATCATAAAACTCTATCTTTCTTTTCTTTATATCCCCTATGATATTTTTGTGCCAACTTTTACATACTAACAGACACTTGTAATTGCTTGGTATTTTTATAAATGTAAAGTATAAATCGCCCGTAATCATATGCTCTTTTTTATAGTATATCCGTTATATATTTATGTATAATATTTTTATCAGCCGTAATAACCTTTTTATTGTCATAATAACTAAGGTAAGACGCCCACATACTATCCATATCAGAGGCATTATTGGAAACTATGAGATTTTTAAACATAGACATTAGGATAAAGCGAGTTTCGTAATTATTTTTTTCGGCATTACTAACATAATAAAGCGTATATGTAGAAGTATCATTTATATCGTTAATATCATTAAGAATTGTTTTTGCCCACTCTATATCATCGGTTATAACAGCAATATTTTTAATCTTTAAATCATTCATAATAGAAAGTGCATTATAATAATAATCATAGTCCTTGCTATCGGCTTTCAAGATATGTAGAGCGGCTATGTCATCGTCGCTCGTATTCTCTCCAAAAAACGCGAGAATACCGCGATACATATAATAAGCAGAATACATTAAATCTTCGTTAGAATAAACGAGTTCCAATATTCTTCTTTTAATAGGTTCGTCAATATATTTGAATGACACTACGGGATTTCTGGTATCAGCTGATGTATCGCATATCTCAATATTTTTAGTAGAACTACACAAACTTTCAATATCAATATCTATATCATTTATTGACATTTTCTCAAATCCTAGATTGTCGTATTTATCATCGTCCAATACAGTAAAAAGCCCCTTGAATATAGAATCACTATAGATATGATTGCCTTTCCTAAAAACAATCTTTCTTTTAATATGATAGCTTGTAGATTTATTTAAAATATTAATCAGATATGCTATATTAAATAGCTGATATCCAATATTCTCATTATTTTCAATAGATATATAACAAGTTTGCCGTAAGGCTCTCTTCATATTTATTATATTAATAACAGATAATCTTTAAGCCCATATCCATATCTATGATATCTGAAAATTAAAAGAAGCCAGATTTTTATAAAAATTGAAAATTAAAATTTGAGTACATCTTTCTATTTTTTTAAAAATTTCAAAAGTTTTTTAGAAATTACAAAATAATTCAAGAGATGTACTCAAATTTTAAATTGAAAAAATTATACATATTCTAGTGTCTCAAGAACTGCTAAGAATCTTCTAAGAATAATTATAATAATTAGCATAAGGCCATCGCGAGGCTATCGTGGGGCTATCGTGAGGCTATCGCGAGGCTATCGCGAGGCTATCGCGAGGCTATCGCGAGGCTATCGCGAGGCTATCGTAATCGCGCATTTCTAATGATGGTTAGGGTCGTGATAAAAATAATTATATATAAGTATTATATAATAATAGATAAAATATATGAAGGGGTATTTCCTTGCTATCTATTTGGCCTTTGTAAATATCTTAAATACATCATTAATCTATTCCTATCCTATAAATATTGGTCCTCATAGTATATCTAAATTTGGCAATTATAATAATGGCAACGTTTGTATATTAAATTATAATAATGTATACAGTACCTTTTATAAATGGTCTAAGGATAACAAGGAATATCAGGAAAAAATAATTAGTGATACTATATGGCTAAATAAGAATAGATTTTCGGCTCCTAATATAGTCGTCGGAGTATATAATAGCAAGGATTCTGATGTAAATTATATATGTTTATTGAGAAAGGTAGATAATGGTCGCTTCAAAATGTTAAACATTTTCGCCAATCCCAATAATAATCTTGAAGATGACACGCTATTATTTGAAAATATATTAGGCTTTTGTAATGCCAATAAATACTCGCTAAATGTAGAAAAATTAAAGGAAATAGATAATAGCAAATATTACCTCACATACCTTTATTCATATAATTGCTAGTATCTCTTGCTATTTAGAGATGTGATACGAGATATTTTATGATGTTTTTCATATTAATAACATCACAATGCCTATTATTTTCGCTTCTATTGCGATATACTAAATAATTGCTACTGACTAATTTTTCATACTCTGATTTATTATTTATCATAGGAACAAATACAAAGCCATTTTCTCCAGCTTTACCTATATTTGTAATTTTTATATTTAATTTATGAAAAAATACTGCAATGCTGATATCATCAATGAAAGATTTATCCAACAAATTAATATTATCAACAAATATCATATAGCCTTTCTTAGACATTACGATATTAGTACCGGATGCAAAGGGTATATTCGTATTATCTAATGTTATATAGCCTATGTTAGTACTACCATAATATTCTACAGGATTCAATTCTAACTGTTCTGACAATAATGAGAAATTAACAATAGAGCTTATATTGCTCCTGATAATATAATCATACTTTTCATATTCTCCATTATTTTTGAATAGCATAAAGGCATCAATCGTCTTATTTAATATGCCGGGCATATAGCTCTCTCTTCCTTTGATATTTATTATATCACCTGATACCTCAATATTATCAGTGATATTCTCACTGTATTTATAAAAATATGTTGTCACATCACTAAACCCCTTATAATATCCTGATAAAGCTTCATACATCTGTGAATATATTTCATCATTATCACTATACAAAACTAAATTGAGTATTTTCATATCCAGAATATAACTAATTATATAAATAACTCTTATATCTTATAAAGCATTTGTCTTGGCTTTCAAAAAGTTTTCAGTCTTAATACAGCGCCCCGTCTTAGGATTTAGCACTTTACCTTCAGGGCATTTCTTGGGCTCCGGTTTAACTCCAGGAGGCATATTGATATTAGCCTTCAAAAAGTTTTCAGTCTTAATACAGCGACCCGTCTTAGGATTTAGCACTTTACCTTCGGGGCATTTCTTGGGCTCCGGTTTAACTCCAGGAGGGATATTGATATTAGCCTTCAAAAAGTTTTCAGTCTTAATACAGCGCCCCGTCTTAGGATTTAGCACTTTACCTTCAGGGCATTTCTTGTCCATTTTGCTCAGAGGTTTTTTCGCCAATTTATTTATTGATTTAATATTGATGCATCTATTTGTCAGAGGATTCAGCACTTTGCCTTCGGGACATTCCTTATCGCCCTTACCCTTATCCTTAACAGAGACATCTACGCTATTATTATTAACATATATAAGGAGTCGCGGGCCCTTATTAAATGAAAAACATAGCTCGTTTTTATCTTTATTGATAATATTCTTAATACTTTTATCTGAGTGAGTATCCAACATACATTGCTTTTTATTTATACAAAACTCGCTATTCTTCATAACATTCCAATCATATTTCATTAATTCACAAGGAATATGTATATTATCAGAAACTAATATACCGCCAACTGGCAATTTATCAACCATCAGATTATTTTTTACATTGACATAGACTATACGTTTATAAATTACTTTTGATATCCACAGCCTTTCTTTGACATAATCTTCTTTAGTAAAATTAACATTCTGCAAATGTATATCAATCGTTCCACGCGTCCATCCGTTATATACATACTTGTTTCCTTTGCATTTAATTCCAGCTATTGAATGTCCTCCAATTTCTGTGCGATTCCAATTTGATAATAAGACGGAATCCTGGATATAGTTCATTCCCTTGATGACAACTTTGTCATTAAAAGATATTATATTATAAAAGGGCGAATCGATGGGAACTTTGTAATATTCGGGAATATTATCGACAATAGAATTCGTAAAATTAATAATAATAACATCGGGATTTTCAAACTTCTCTAAAACCTTTTCCTTAGAAACAAACTTTAAAATAAACCTTATTAAGAACTGCCCCTTTTTAACTGCTGAACTATTAACATTAGTATTATTATATTTTGAGTAATATAGTAAATCATCTTTATAATCTAGAAATAATACTTTGGCACCTAATAATTTATAGATTTTCCTTATATACAGAGCAGGCGCATAACCTCCCTTTTTAATTTTAGGATTAAACGAGAACTTCTTTTTATTATATTTATACAGCTTTTCCAATATATATTCTGGTCTTATTTTATCAAAATATTCGTAATCATTATATATATTGCTTGAACGAAAATACTTTTTTTCTAAAATATGTTTCAGAGTTTTAAATATAAGAATCTTATTATTCCACTTCTTGGATTTTTTCAAAAGCAGCTTACGACTTTCATCACTATACAATACGGCCATCAGGATACTATTGAACCAACAAGTGGGTCCATATTGTTTCAATGTAATAACATTATCACAGTTATCCTTCATAATATCTATAATATATCTATAATTTATTAATTATATTATTTAAAAATAATAAGAGAACAATAATATATATATTTAAATAATGGTATGGAATATTGGATTAAGTGGAAATGATTATAAAATATTAAATAGTTCTTCTAACAATACTACATACAATTCATTATTATATTTGGATTATTTTACAATAAATGAAAATGGTAATGTGGGTATTAATAATGGAAATCCTAAGAAAAAATTAGATATCAATGGAGACATTTTAAACAACGGCATCCTTATATCTTCAAATATCCTCGGAAATGTTATGAATACGAGCAATTTTTTACAAATTAATTTCAAAGATAGCGCGAGTGCCTCTGCAAATAATGTCTTAGATATATACGGTACCACTTTATTCCGCGGAAATATAGGAATAGGTACAACGAGACCAAGGTATGTGCTTGATGTTAATGGAATTATAAATGCCCGTGAGCTAATAGGAACCGGCAGTAATGTTTATAATATAAATGCCTCTAATATTAACGCCGGAATATTGAATGCCCTGCACGGTGGTACAGGGACTACGAATATCATACCTAATCAGTTGATATACGGAGACAATAATAAAATAAGGCAATCCGAAAATCTGATATTTGAAGATAATATATTGAAAGCGCTGTTTTTTGAAGGGAATGGTTCTAAATTGAAGAGTATAGATGCTTCTAGTATTACGCAGGGTGTATTAGGTGCGTCAAGAGGTGGCACAGGACTCAGGAGATTTGATATAAAAGGCGGTGTTCTATTAGCTAACTTAAATAATAACAATGAAATTGATAGAACTACTATCGCGCAAAGCAGCGATTTAAAATGGGATAATAACGAATATGCCTTTGAGATTAATGGAAATATCAAACTTCCAGCGAATAGCAATTTATTAATTGGTGGGGCTCCGCTGAATTATACGGCACTCGGCGATTATCCATTGGCTACATCTAATGTCCCAGGAGTTGTAAAATTGAGCTCGCAGTTCAAAATAAATAATGATAGCGAACTTATATTAGCAAATACGGGTTCTTCAAAATGGGGTCAGGTAGATGACTTTATCTTTTATCCTCCTCAAACAATTACTAGCAATCACTGTGTAGGTATTGGTATTTTGCCCGAGGATACCTCAAATCGCTTGATAGTTAATGGAAATATCAATATTATAGATGGTGTATATAAAATAAATGGCGTTGATATGGATGAATATAATTCAAATGTAATATCGCAGCGAATAAATAATTTTAATTTAGATAATATAAGCGCACTGTTTGGTGGAAATAAAAACAGGTGCTTCTCATTAGAAAACATAGGAGGTAATGTTAAAGAGTATCAGATAGGTTCAATCAACAATGGTACTCTTGATAATAATAATAATTTCAAATTTTTACAAAAGGTTATTTTTAAGGAAGGTCTAGAAATAGCAGGTGGTTCATTTAATATTGGAGATTTAGATAAATTAGTTTTAAAGGCATTAGAAGTCACGGGAACTACATCCGATTCTATATTTGAAATTAATCAGAATGGAGTAGGGAATTTATTAAAAATAGCTAAAAACAATGAGATCCGTGTAATTGTTATGAATAACGGAAATATGGGCGTGGGCGTTTTCAACGATTCATCAACACCGACAATACTTCCCGTAGAAAAGCTACATATTATGGGGAATATCATAGCGACCGGCACAATAACCTCTTGTTATTCCGACAAAAGACTGAAAACATTTACATCTAATATCCACAATCCCTTAGATATTATTAGTAATCTTAACGGCTACTATTATCACCCCAATGAAGATGCATTAAAAGCGGGTTTTGAAAACGAAAAACAAATAGGTCTCAGCGCACAAGAGGTTCAAAGCGTACTTCCTGAAATTGTTAAAATTGCGCCGTTTGATATGGCAAGAGATGATGACGGAAACATTACCTCAAAATCAGGCAAATCCTATCTTACAATATGCTACGAGAGATTAGGCCCCGTATTTGTCGAGGCTATCAAAGAATTAACCGGACAAATAAAAGAATTAAAAGAAGAAAATAAAACAATCAAAAAAGATTTGGAAAGTATCAAAAATATAATTGCCGCCAAATATCTCAATTAACGAATTATTTTGCTATAATTAAGAATTTCCTTGTCATATATAGTATTGGGCTTATTGAACGGCTCTCTGTTATTCGGCAAATATTTCAAATAATACTCTCTAATCAAAAGCTCCTCAATATTATTCAACACGAGCTTATTTTGCTTTTTCGGAGGATTTTTCATATCATTTTATACTTAGTAAAAATAAAAAATATATATTACATAATCCTCTGCTCCCCCGCCACTCCCGCCACTCTTCGCTACTTCCATCATAACTTTAAGCCTTTATTCAAAATTCAGAGAGAAACTCATCTTCTTCTCCGCACGAATAGCTACCATAGTCATCGTCAGCCTCGCGAGAATCGTCAGCCTCGCGAGCATCGCGAACATCGCGAACATTGCCAGATACAACAGCGTCCTGAGAATTGTACTGGACCGAGGAATCAACGAGGGATTTTGGTGTGGTATTTTCAGGAAACTGACAGGCCTCATAAATGACGATGATATTATCGATGATGATAGTCGCAAAATCCACATCAATAATCGGCGAATATTCAATGGGCCCAAACCTATTTATATAGTCCTGGATAACAAGCGAGTGCCCGTACAAATAGATGAGGAAGTCAATGTGCTGCATATTTTTATAGATATAGTTCTGGATACAAGGGATCTTCTGCTTCTTAGCCTCATCAAAATCGCGGCACGAATTGATGGCTACCATAATATCCATAATATTCTTT